CCCGGGAGTGTTTCCACTATTAGAAGCATTACCACCTGTTCCAAGTGAACCACCACCGCCACCACCACCGCCACCACATGCAGGGGCGTTATAACCGGCACCACCACCATAAGCATAGAGAGTACTTAAGCCATTAAATGCAGTAGCTAACGCAAATGAAGAAGTACCACCCGCACTTGCAGTTCCTCCACCAGCGCCAGCCCCGCCACCGCCAACAGTCGCTGTAACAGTGGAAGCCAAATAAGAAAGTGGAACAGTGATAGAAGCATATGCGCCACCGCCTCCCCCTCCTGTGCCAGCACTAGCCCCGCCACCGCCACCCCATATCTGTATAAACGCCATTGACTGACCGCCAGTTGGTTTTGTCCATGTACCCGTGGAATTGAATGTCTGTACGTCGGCTGCGGCAGGTGCTTGTGAAACCCAAACTGTGCCGTTGGACGTAAGTACATTTCCTGTCGTTCCAACTGATGATATGCCCGTCCCGCCAGAACCCACTGGAAGCACAGAACTGTTACTTGCGGTTAATGTTGTTCCATCTGCATAAATTGAACGGCTTGATGGGTATGTACAAAATACATTTTTTGTACCCGGGGAGAGAGTTACCAGCGAACCAGCATTGCTGGAGGCCAGCACAGTAGTACGGGAAAGCGTAGTGCCAGAAGCAGTATAAGTACCAATACCCACTTCCCATTCAGAGGAAGTAGCGCTGGAAATTGCGTAGTAGGTGGTATTACCGTTACCAATTGCAGCAAAGGTTTGATAGCCTGTCACCGCGCCAAGCAGCGTAAGCGTACCCGTACCAGTTGTGGTAGTGGTTTCTTGTACTCTGTCTTTTAAAACTAATGCCATGTTTTGCTTCCTTATGAAGTAGGTATATTAGTCCAATTTGGGGTTTGTGTCGTGTCAACGTCGTACCAGTAAAACACTGTCACATACCCCACATCTCCTGTAGCCGATACTCCTGATAGGGTTATCCCAGTAGTAGTACTTACAGAACCAACTGATCCTGTAGCTTGGTTTCCAGTTATTGCACGCCCCACACCTACCGAACCGGGGGACACTGTTGAAGAAACTCCAGAAATATTGGGTGATTGTGTTACATACCCGACTTGCCCTATAGCTTCATTTCCTATTAAACCAACCGTTCCTGTTTTTACAAACCCCACCGATCCAACATCACCAGTAGCTTGATTACCGGAAAGTAAAATCAATCCATCTTTGGCTATTCCAACTGACCCAACTTCGCCAGTTGCAAGTACGGTTGATAAGAGCGCCTGCCCCGGTAAGAGCGGGGTCAAAGTACCAACTTGACCAGTCCCATCATTTCCAATTAAAACAACTGACCCAGTTTTTGTAAACCCAAATGATCCAACATTGCCAGTTGCTTGGTTGCCAGTAATAGCAGCAAAATACGCAACAGTGACATTTCCAACTGCCCCAGTAGCCGCATTGCCTGTCAACGCCCGAGTAACTGTTTGGGACGTAGATACTGAACCTATATCCCCAGTCGCTTGGTTACCGGTAAGGGTGGCTCCTAAACTAAACCCAAACGAACCAACTGCGCCAGTTGCTTGGTTACCTGTGGCGGCAATTGTTTGACTGACAGAAAGCCCAAGCGAGTCAACAGCCCCAGTCGCAGCATTACCTGTCAGCGCAAGCGTGACATCAGAAGTTGCCCCAAGGTCTGCAAAACTAGCCCCTGCAAACGGGAATAAACCAAACATGAGCTACCCCCAGTAGCTTGGGGATTAAGCCAAGCGGATCAGACCAGTCGTTGCATCGTTGGTTGGCATTGTCAAAGTGAATGTACCAGCAGTCACAGTTTGCGCTGTGAATGTGTGGACGCTGACAGCCTTGTTGCTCTGAGTTGAGTTGTAGATTAACACACAATCAAACGAAACAGATAAAGTCACGTTGGTGTAAACAATAGACGCAGACGGCGTAATAAACGCTGTTGTACCTGTGGAAGACGGCGCTGTACCAAAAGTAACGGTTACACCGCCAGCGGTGTAGTTTGTACCAGATACTTCGTTAGATGAGCTGTATGCAGTTGTTGCCGCATTAACTGTTGCAGTTGTAATGTACAGCGCCGCTTTGAAAGTATCTGCTGTGGACGCAGTGTGGGCGGGGACGCCTGTGGCGTTGAATGCGTGGACAGCATTGAGCAAGTCAACCTTGAACGATGTGCACATTGCTTGTGTATTTGCCATGATATTTCCTTGTTAAAAAGTTGCTGCCACGGGGAACCCGGCAACGGTGGCACGTTTAAGAACCATATCAACCGAACGATGAACAAGTTCACCTTCCAACCAATACTCTACCCATTTGGTGTTTTCGTTTTCGTTGTCGATCTCACCTTCTTTTTTCTCAAGAAGAGAGTCGTCCATTTCGCCATGAATTGTGTTTATCAACATTATGAAATCCTTATGATTGCTGAAGTGTTTGAGGGATCGGGAAACACCACTGTAATTGATGAACCTGAAGTTTTATCCGAACCAAAATCTAAAACACATACTGCGCCGTTGGCACCCGCCTTGTAGATCAACGCACCGCGTGCGGTCAAAGAAGAAGTCCAAGATGCATTGCTGAACGAAATATACGCAGTGGTGTTTGGCGCGTTACCTGTTGTTGGTGTTTGGCTTATCGTAAGAACTTCCCCACCAGCCGTATACCCAGAAGCCACAACCTCACCCGTAGTCGTATAAGCCGTGGTAGTGGCATCAAGCGTGGCTGCATTGGTGTAAAGCGCAATCTTAAACGTGCCAGACGTAAAGTTGAACGTTCCGTTCATCAGACCGGTTTTGAACGTATTGCAAACCCAATTTCCTGTAAAAGCCATCAGGTCACCGCCTGTCTAAACTGTCCAGACCTGTAAGCGTCTTGACGCTCCATGCCATCGCCCAGACGTTTTGCCAACGCAAGTGCTTCTTTGTATTTGCCGTCGTATAACGTAATTATGTCTTGCTCACCCTTCATGAAAGTGTAGGCTTCAACCAAAGAACCATATAGCAATACAGAGTCAAAGTTGTCACCCAGCCATGTAGTCAAGGCTGTGGTGATGGATTCTGGGTAATAGTAATAGTGCAGTTCTACGTTATAAGAAATATCAGGCGTTGGGCCAAGAAGGAATGACAATTCGTTTGAAATTGTGTACCCACTAACTGCTGGGCCAAACAACGCATAGTATTTGGGGGTAGCTGTATCAGTTGGTAAAGGATACGCTTGACGAATGAAGTTCACATCTTTGTTCAACAAAAAATCATAACTGCCATCGGTGTTGATGACCGCCATTGAATACACCGCCAAAAAATCATTTGGACAAGTTAAATACTTATTGCCAGTGGTTGTGACACCAATTACATTTTTACGAATAGATGGAAACTGAACCGTGTTGTAAATGCGCTGTTCAGCCTGTTGAATAAACCGATTTATCTGAGTGGTTGAACTCTCAGTCGATCCATCAGCAAGATATACATCGGGGAACTGATTCTCCGTGTATGACTGAATTGCAGTTACAAGCTGGCTGTAGTTCATGCCACTGGGCCTCGCATCATCACGCCTTTAGTGGCTGCGCCAGTACCACGGATTTTGATACCTGTTGTCTTAGGTTCACCAGCCATGCCATAGCTCACGCCATTTGGCACAGGGTCGGCAACAGCAACATCCTTGGCAGCTTTGTCAGTTGCGTAAGGAACTTTTGGAATTTGTCCAGACACAGGTTTGCCAGACATATCATGTGGCGGGGCGTAGACAGCGGCGCTGCCAACTTCTTTGCCCATTCGTTTATCGCTGTATTTAGCCATCATTTACCTCTTTGGTTGTTGGCACGTGCCATGTTGCGACCAACGGCCTTCATAGCGTCAGTGGTGACACCACCCTTTGCCATTTTGTGCATACGAGACTCGTGACCCTTAACCATTTTTTTGGCTTCGGTGTCAGCAATTGCTTTTACTTGTTTCTTGTCCATCATCGACTCCTTACGTCGTTACTACCGTTACTGTACCAAGTTGCACAACCATTGCCAAGACATTTGGCGTTAATCCTGCATCTGAGCCTTGTGCACCACCAACCGGATTCCAACCCCATTGAAAGATTCGGCTACCGCCTTCGTTCGTCCCCGTACCCAAAATACCTGTGGCTGTTGGGTCAACTTGCAATCCACTTGTACCTGACACCACATAACTGCGATCAGGGCGGGGATTTCGCAAAGCCTGTGGGTCATCTACAGGCCACATACCCAACTGAAGTTGAGGATGGTCAGGATCCCAACACGTGGGGCAAACAAGCAGATCGTAGTTCTTGGTCTTGATAATCTCGCGTTTCAGCACTTTTAGCAAATACCGCTGACCACAACGGTCACATTCAGCAATTGCCTTTTTGCCAGCCGCAAAACGATTACCCATTACACAAATCTCCCCTTGGTCTTACCACGGGAAGCACAACCATCAGCACGGGTGGAGGCTGAAACCTTGCCACCTTTTTTCTTTTCGACGGGTTCTACGTAAGGGTAAACAGTTTTTCTACCATCAGTCAAACTAAATTCAGTTTCGCCTTTTTTAAAGGCTTGGTCACGTCGAAACTTTTCAAGTGCCTCAACACGTTCTGGTTCGTCCAATATGGTTCGAGGTGCCCTTGAAGTATTTTTGGGGATAGGTCTTTTAGCTACAGCGGCGCTTTGAAGCCCAGCACCTGCCCCACCACCCTCAAGCATTTGCTCGTCATCGCCACGCTTTTTAACCATTGTTACCATCATTACCTCCCAATGTAGGTCTGACGGGGGACAAGACGCAGTGCGGCTTTTTCATGATCTTCATACGCTGCCATTTCCCAAGCCTCATCGTATTGCTGCTTCAGGGTGCCAAGGCGTTCACCGCCTGTTGGAACTTTCATGGCAATGTAGTACGACAGACCAGCTGCCATACAGGGAATGAAACGAAACGGCACGTCCATCACATTTACACCGCCCCCGGCGTCTTGGGTACGTCGCAGTCTCCAGTAAACAAGTTGATACGTCTGAGCGTTATCAGGCGTGGGCCACACTGTCACTGCTGGAACTTGCTGCCAATATACGGTTGCACCTGCGGTATGAGCCGCTGCTGTGGTGTTCTGTTGAGCACGGAAGCAGTTATATAGGGTATTCCCTGATATGTAACTGTAGTTGATTGTCTCAGTGCCAATCTTGATAAACCCAGCGGCAGGTAGCCCAACCACAGAATCCAACGTAATTTCATTGCTGGTAGCAGTGATTGTCGAAGCTAACAACAGCCCTGTAGGGGATGTTTGTCCGTTGTACCGTTGAATCCAAAGTTGGATTGGTCTGGCTTGGGTAATCTTGTTGGGTATGGTGGCATAGGTAGAAACACTGATCCGTGTAATGGTCAGGTCAGCTTGAGTAGCCGCTACGTTTGCGCCAGTACGAATAACGTGCTCCAACAGATCAATTGTGTCATCAGGTAAGGGGTAGGTGTTCTGCCCTTGAACCAGATCAATTGTGCCAGTCTCAATCGTCCACAAGTTGATCCCACGGTTTGCCCAATCAGCAAACATGATGTTCAAACTGCGCCTTGCAGTACGCAGGTCATATCCCGTGCGTAACTCACTTCCGGCGCGTTCAAACGCCTCCTCGACCAGTTCTGTCAGGTCAAGATTAAAACTGACTGCGCCAGAAGTGTTTGCCATTATTTGGCCTTCTTAGCCTTGGCTGGCTTTTCTTCAGCGGCTTCTACAGCATCAAAATGGGCTTCCACTTCTTCTGCTGTAGGTTCATTTTCTGGCTGTTCAACTGCTTGTGCAGGTTGGGGAAGTTGGCCTTCGACTTTGGTAATCAAATCCAAAACAGCTTGGTCATCAGTACCAAACATAGCAGCATACTGATTAGCCTTACCACGTAATGCGCTGAGAACCAGTTGATCTTCTTCGGGGGTCAGAGTAAGTTGTGACATGATGTTTCCTTATTTCATCTTTTTGAGGGTTTGAGCAAGACGGGCACGTTGGCCTAGCTTACCGGGGGCTTTTGCAGCGGCTGCAAGTTTTTTGGCTGGGATCGGTTTATCGCCTTTCACGCCCAGTTCGGCACGTAACGCACCGGGTTTTTTGATCGCTTTTTGAATCCATTTCTCAGCCATTATCTATACCTCGCTGTTTTACTTGCCACCTTGGGCGGCTGTTTTACGAATTGCTTTCCGGCTTTTTTTCCGGCTCTTTTTGCTTTGGTTGTCGCAGCGTACTCAGCAGGGCTGAGAGCTTTGATTGCAGCTTCAGGAAGGTATCTTTCACCTGTGTCAGAAGATCTTTTACCACTTTTGGTTCTCCATTTTTGATCCGTCCAATCCTTTAAGGATTTTTGCGGCGCTTTCAATCTCTGTACCCCCCACCAGCAGCTTTGTATTTCTTGGCTACCAGTTGGGCTTTTCTGGCTGACCATTGACCAGCCCCTGTTCCTTGTGTTGCTGCGGCCTTCACCTGCGCCACAATCCGCTTACGCAAATCGGGTTTGGTGTAGTTTCCAGCGGCATTGACTTTGCCACCCTCCGCATACATAGCCACATCTTGTGGTTTATCTTTGCGATGGATGATTTTCTTCCCCGGCATTTTCTTGGGGTTGATTGCGCCCATGCCACGGGAGGCCATCATTTTTTGTACATCCCACCACCACACATCACGATTGTGCCTTTGGTCTTGCCACGTTCAGCGCAACCATCAGCACGTGAGGATGCGGTCATACCGCCTTTGGCAAAGTTATCAGGGTAAGTCTTAGCTGCGTTATATGCTTTATCTTTTTTAGACTGCATATTGGCATCCTGTGCTTCTTGCATGGATTGCTTTTGCCCGGGGGTCATTGTGTCTTCTGACTTTTTGACGCCTTTAATCGTGACATTGTTACCTTCACGAGCTGTATCAAGTCCATTCTTTTTTAACTTTTTGTCAATTTCAGTCATAAATTGGTTTGCTGGATCAGCCATGATTTTTCCTTAACAAATTTTGCCACGTGTCTTACCACGTGAGGCGATGCCGTCACCACGGCGAGAAGCAGAAGGCATTTTGGAAGTCATGCCACCAGAAGCCATGCGTTTGGCTTTGACTGCGCCACCCCTTTTCATGCCAAGGGAAAAGTCAGCGCCACCGAGCTTGTCACGCAGTGCGCTTGCAGCAGCGCCGTAACCGGGGGCTTCGGGGTTCAAACCGTAGTTGGCGGCATTCTCATTCATCATGGCATCTTGGCGTGCGGCTGCACGTGCAGCGCGATCACGTGCCACCAGATCAGCTTTGCTTGGGCCAGTCAGTTGTCTGGCTGGTGCAGAAAGTTGTGGTGCAGCGGGTGCTGCACTACGTGAACTCATTCCAATCTCTTTGATGGCGGGAGCAGCGCGTTCAACAGTACCGCGATTGGCTAAGTTCTTTGCCATACCCGCCAATGTTTTTACGCCACCACCGGGAGTCATGTACTGTTCTGGATACACGGCTTCAACAGCTTGAGCTTCTGGTTTTGCTGCCATTGCCCGCATACGGTTAGTTGCGGCTTGTTGGGCACGTGAGGCGTTACGCATTGCATCGGTTTTATTTGATGCGGCACGAGCTTCAACTGCACGCAGAGACGGCATCGGTTGATTACCTTCAGTGCGTTTTGCTTGCCCACCAATTGTTACCCCGGGTTGTTTGTACAAAGGGACATCGGTATCGCCGGATGCAGCAGACATACCCCTTGTGTATTTGGAGTAATCCGCATCAGATGCTTCAACAGGAGCAGGAGCAGGAGCAGGAGCAGGAGCAGGAGCTTTAGTTTTTGTTGGGATGCTACCAGTCGGGTCACGTTTTGTTTCCCGTTGAAGTTCAGACTCATCCAACCCACTTGTTTTCGTATCTGCGGGACGGGCGGCACGGGTAGAACCAAGGTCAGTACCCTCGTCCTTTTTCTTGTTGTACAAGTACGCTGCACCACCAAGAGCAGCGAGTCCGGCTAAAGTTGCAGCGTTATTTCTTGCCATGATAGTTCCTTAAACCTTGCCGCCTTTGGCGAGGAATTTACCAACGGTTTTGCCTTTTTTGGCAACGCCATCAGCACGTGCGGAAGCAGATCCACCAGAAGCCATCTTCTTGGTAGCACCACCTTTTTTCATGCCGCCCATTTCTGCGGCTTCATGTTTAATCATGGAAGCAGGTGCGCCCTTTTTCTTCATGAAGGACACTTCTTTTTTTACCATTGCTTTGGACTCTTTCATTTCACCACCCTTTTTAAAAAGTGCCGCTTGACCATGATCGGTCTTTGGCTTGTTAATTTCCTGCCGATCTGAACGGGTCTGTGCACCCTTACCAAACTTCATGCCTTTGCTGGCCTCACTGAAGTCTTTACCAACAGATTGAGGAACCCCAACCTGTGTGGCAAACGCTTTGTTGTGCGCCACAGCATCCATGAACTTTTTTTGTTTAAGACTGGTTGCTGGCATCGTTGTCTTTCTTACGACCCACAAGTTGTTGAATCGTATCTGTTTCGTAGATACGAATAGCTATCCAGATGATACTGAGCAGCGCAGATACGGCAGGTAAAAATTCCACAAGTGTTCCTACAACGGTGAGGATCGAAGCGCCATCAAGGATGTGCTTTACAGTTTCATGGGTTTGGTCGGTCATACGAATTTACCCTTCGTTTTGCCTTTGGTAGCGCATCCATCAGCACGGGAGGAAGCTGAACCACCAGAAGCCATGCCACGGGATTCACGTTTCATCTCATCTTTAGCTTCACGTTTTGCTTTTGCGGCTTCACGGCGTTCTTCTTGGATTTGTTCAGATCTATAAGCGGCAAGACCGGGTAGGCCGACTGCATACCCACCAAGTGCAGTAATTCCGGCTATTTCTGCTGCTTTCCCTGCTTTTTCGGCAAAACTACTGCCGCCACCGCCGCCACCTTCAAGCATTTGTTCATCAAGGCCACGTTTTGGATCATTCTTTGCCATTTATACAAACCTACCCTTCGTTTTGCCTTTGGTAGCGCAGCCATCAGCTTGCGTCACGTACCCACCATCAGCACAGTTCCATGCTCTCAAGGATTTGTTAATCCTCGAATCTGGATCCCTTGCTGTTTCGGCGCTCGTCAATTTCGCTTTCATCCCTTTCATACGGGCGCAGAAAGAGTCGCGCCTGCTGCCGCCTTCTGGTTGGGGACGCTTCAACCCCGGCTTCCCGGGGTTCGCTGCGTTGTAGGAGGCCCGTCCTTTGGCGTTCAAGCCTCCGTTCGGATTCTTCCCTTCCTTGCGCTGCCATGCTGGTGTTCCCATACATAACTCCGTTAAGCCTGAGCTTCTTTCCAACTCAAACGAGCCAGAATGGTTGGCGTTGCTGCTGCAACCACGTTGGTAGCACAGACATACAAGATGTCAGGGCCGTCTGGGTATTGGTTCACATACCCAGAAGTAACAGCAGAAGAAGTACCACCACCAAGGATAGAGTTACCAAGATCTCGAACCTGACTCAATTCCAAAGTGGTTTGACCGTTTGTGTTTGTATACGCAGCGGCTACAGATTCACCACCAACCAATGTACCAGTGTTCAAAGTATTCACGGCAACTTGGGCAAGTGAGGATGTGTATGCAAGTGAACCCAATGAAACAGGCGATGACCAAGAAGACCATGTACCACCTGCTACATAACCATTCAAGATCAATGTAATCAAAACAGGGCCGGAGGTCACAACACCCAATTCAACCAATTGCAACTGCATACGGTTGATAATTTCTTTGACTCCAAATATACCTGTCTGTCCATTGTCCACAGATGGCGCAATACGAATGGCAATAATTGGCGTCACTTGACTTGTTGATGTTGCCAAAGTCAACTGAGAGTTTGTGCCGTAGTTGAAGATCAACGATTTATCGTCGTTGAAAGCTCCGTCCATGATGACTGATGAACCCCAGTGGGACAGGGAAGGAACAGTATCAGGAGAAGCAAAAGCAACCTCAACAGGAGCAGTCGCAGAATAAGTAAACGACTGAGCGGCAGCAGCCCCACCTGTTTGTGCACGGGTAAGGCCATATAAAAGACTGCCGTCATTGCCAGAGTAAGCAATGTACTCTACGTTTGCTGTTGCGCCAGCACCTTGCACTTTGATAGTGCCAGATGGTGGGAACCTGCTTGGGTCAGCCACGTCGATAGATGATGGGGTGACAGTCACGCTGGATGCGTAGTTAGATGCAGTAGTGCCACCAAAACCACGGATACAACCAATCAAGTTGTTACCTGATTTGTTTGCGTAGTAGATCAATTCGTTAGTGATTTTCACCACACCAGTGTTATTGAATGTGGAAGCATCAGTCAACAAAATTGTTTTATCCGCGACAGCAACTGCTGCTGCTGTTGTGGTGGTTGTAGTCGTTACGTTGGAAGTAATGTATGTAACTGGGCCAATGCCAACTGATTCATAACGAGCAGGTAAGTTACCAGAACGCATAAAAGCTTCAAACTGCCTATTATTGTTCTGGATCTGGGTCACATAAGTCACCACACCGTTGGTAGCGCGGAAACCGTAGCGAACTACGCCAGCACCGTACCAAGAATAGTCGATGTAGAACATCTGCATCCGGGTCAGGTCAAGGTTGTACCCAGATGGGCCAGTACCATTACAAGGGTCTGCCCAGAGAGATTGAGGAATCTTGGTATCAATTGTTTTGGAAACAATTGCGCCAGTAATATTTGATCCACGATACTCAGGTGAGACACGCATATCTGTATCACTTGCCACAGTTACAACACGGTATGACTGACCACGAATGACAATAAAGTCGCCGGGCAGTACTTGGGTGCTAAAGCGGGTGCTTGTACCTGTTACTGTTGCACTGCCGGTATTTACGGCAACAACCCCATCCAATTGATTGGTAGAGGTTCTCAATACTGCGTATAACTGTTGACCATCAAACTCAAAAAACATACCGTTTTGAGTGTCATACAAACCGGCACGGTTTGCAGACCCATACCAAGAGACTGGAGATACTCGGATGCCGAAGCCAGTAGCAACAGTGCCGGGAGGAGGGGTCTGTGAAGTGTAGGTAAATGTGGTCGCAGATGGAACTGTGACAACTGTGAAGTTACCGTTGTATGCACCTTCGTTGCAACCAACCACTTGGATTGTTGCGCCAACAGCAATATTGTGTTGGTAACGGGTTGTCACAGTGATATTGGTAGACGCAGCGGTGTTGGTGATTGAAGTCACAAACAAAGCTGGCTTTAATGAAGTACCAGTGGAGAACTGAATGCCTTTACCAGACTGATAACGGAAGTAACGGCGAGTCTGACGAATCAACTGTTGATTTGGAACAGCCGCGCCAGCAGAGAACGCCACACCACCGTCAAAGGTACGTGGTTCAACATAACCAGCAGGGCGGGCATATAAAGTTAATGTATCTGCTGTATTGGTCAACGTGCCTGTTGGCGCTGTTGGAACAACAAATGTCAATGTGTTGGCTGTAGGCACGGATGCTACAACCCAAGCACCGTTCACGCCACCACCAGAACTGGAGGTCACGTTACGGACGTAGATGTATGAATCTTTTGTCAGGCCATGTGCATTTGTTGTGGTGACCGTAATGGTTGTTGTGCTGTATGTGAACGCAGAAGTTGAAGACAACTGAATACCTGCGTTGGAATAAAAATACCCCAAATACACGTACGTCAACGATGGGTTAAATTGATTGCCAGCCGCAACTGCGCCAGCAGTAATACACGTAACGCTTGAAGCACTGCCAGTAACAACCCACCACCAACCGTTTGCATTTGCATCGTATGAATTTTGAATGTAAATTGGCGTGCCACTTGGAATTGCGGGAGAAAATGACCCAGCAATTGTCAATACCCTTGTTGATGCGCTTGCGTCCCCAGTGATACTGGTAATACCGCCCACAGGTTGTTGGGCAATATAAAACACGCTCTGACGGTTATTTTGCAGAGCAATAGATTCCCACTTGGTGGGCTGCGTGCCGTATTCAAAGTCGGTATCAATCAACGCTTGCGGCTGAGACACACGAAACTTACCCACTGGGTCAAGATTGCCCGGAGCGGGGGTACTATAAGGTGCAACGCCAGAAGCGGCGTTCAGACCTTGAATCGGAATTGATTTGTTTGACGCTGAGTCAACTACTGTCCATCCACCTGACATACGATACTCCTTTAAATCCAAAGAAGGGGGCCGAAGCCCCCGTTACTCAATCAGTCAAAGTTACCGTATGGGTAAGTTGTGGTGTTACCGATGTTTGGATCAGGCTGTGTGTAACGCACTGTGAAGTAGTAAATACCCGCAGTGAATGGGGCCGCCAGACCAGAAGTGTTGGTCACAGAAATTGTGAACACAACTTGTGACAACAATGATCCGTTGGGGTCAGTGTTTGCGCCTGTTTGGTTAACAATGTCACTGGAAGTTGATTGTTGATTTAACAACTGAGCAGCAGTAAATGTAGACAAAGCCAAGCGACCAACAGCCAAAGAAGCAAATGCTGTCTTTGCGGTTTGTGCGTAAGCGGCTGTACCACCGTCAGCAGTGAAGTTGTTTGACACTAAAACCTGAACAGAAGAGCTTGTGCTGCCTGTGTAAGCGGGGGTTTCATCACAATCAATCAAAACGTCTTGGATTGTGCAACCTGCGGGGAGATACATCACTGCGCCACGATAGAGGGCTGTAGCCGCATCAGCAGTGATAGTTGCTGCGGTAGGTGGATTGGTAGTAGCAGAAGGGGTGTAAACAGTACCTACGCTGTTAGGAATGCCGTTGGAAGCTACAAACACACCAGAACTACCAGAGTAACCAGCAGTGTTGGGAGTGACGTTGGAAAGGGTTAAAGCGGCTCTTTGAACACTCTGTACGTAACCAACGTTACGCAAAGGGCCAAAACGGTTGTTGCCCTGAAGAATTGGGCCTTCAAATGTACTACGTCCCATGATAAAAATCCTTATGCAAAAGTGTCATACCAATCGTTGCATCGTCTGCTGGGGCAGTGGCGGTATGACGGATCACCCAGATGGTTGAAATATACACGAAAAAACAAAAAAGAAAAGGGGGGCTTGTGACCCCCCTTTTTCCATCAGAACGAGCCGGGTGAACCGAACACGCCCAGAGGATCAGACCAGCCAAAGCTGTAACGCTCACGGGCCTTGTAACGGACGTTACCAGTGTCAAAGTCACCGTCCATGCTGTTTGCCAAAGGCATACGCACGAAGTGCTTCAGACCGTTAGGAACGTCTGTAGTCAGGAACCAAGCATTGGTATCGGTCAAATAGTGGTTAATTGTGTAACCTTCTGAGATCGAACCGTTATTCATCAAGGCATTGATGTCGTTGTTGTTTGTACCAACACGGAGTTTGGTTTCCAACAGGCGGGTAGCCACGAACTGCAATGCTGGAGGAATAACCAGCTTACGGGGTTTGGCGGCGATCAACAGGCCACGCTCGTCTGTCCAAGCAGCGATCTGGATAACGGCGGCTTCCAAGGAAGTCTCGTTCAAGTCAGCGGCTGTGGAAGGACGGTTGGAGTTGGTGCCACCGTTAACCAAGGGGTGGGCAGTGCTGAACAAAGCAACGCCGTCACCACCAACATAGTTGGCAGAGAAACCGTTGTTCAAAACAGCAGCAGCTTTGATCTGCTTGGTATAGGCCATAGCACGAGCCAGACCCTTGGTGTAACGAGCAGACAGGCTGTCGTACAAGTTATCTTCAATCGCTTCTTCAGTGATTGAAAAACCCAAGGCGATGGTTTCGTGGTTGTAGCGGGTTGTCCATGCCTCTTGTGCATTGTCGTAAGCGATGGCAGCGCCCTCGTTCTTGACTGGTGCGGCAGAGAAGCCAGACAGTTTGGTTTCTTCTTCGAAGGAACGCTCTGAGGTTTCGATCTCGTACAGTTCTTTGTGTTCTTCGCCGTAGCGTTGATACTCCAAACCAAACAAAGCGTTCAAACCGGGGAGCAACTCTTTAAGTAGCTGTGCACGTGAAATAGCCATTTAAGTTACTCCTTAAGAAGCAGAAGATTGAGCGCCAGTGGCGTTGTAATACGAATGCACACCGAAGTTGATTTTCACCAAAACTTCCGTGAACTGCGTAAACACCAAGGTCGAACTTGCTGGGATAGCTGTCAATGTCATAGCAGCGCCACCGGCGTTAGCCACGGCATACTGTTGATTGACAACCACGGTGGTTGCGTTAGCGGCTGCGGCTGTAGAAACCCAGTTACCAGTCAACACTGTTTGACCGTTTGCTGCAAGGAATGCAACATCAGTGCCAACAGGCAGGGCTGAGAAATTGGAGTTTGTAACAGTCAAGGAAGTTGTACCGCTTGACCATGTAGCTGTACCCAGAGCAACTGCGGTGTCAGGAACAACACCAACAACACGTACGGGTAAAGTTGAAGTGGTAGCAGCAGAACTTGCCAAAATACCGTTTGAAGAGTTGCCAGTAGCTGTAGAACCAGCCAAGTTGGAAACAGTCATGTTCAAGCCGACCATAGAACGGGCGACAGAACCGATTGTTGTGCCACCTTGAGAGGTAACAACGGCAGCTTTAAACACAGTATCAGGATCATCAGAAATGATTGCAACTGCGTCACCAGACAAAGTGCTTGCGGGCCAGTATTGGCTGAAAGTCAATTGTTTGGTAATTGGGTTGGTGAATCGGCATCCGAGGAAGATACCAACTTGACCGTAGCCAGTAGCACCAGTAGTGGCAGAGCCACCATCAGTAACTGCAAGGCGTGTGGTCAAACCACGTGTGATGTTGACGAAATCGCCGTAAAAAATGTTGGTGGAATATCCGTACTGGATAGGGATTTCACGGGTAGAACCCGCAAAAACCTGACCACCAATCAAATTTATCGGCTGTAGACCGTAGGGGGCCGAAACCGTTGGATAAGGCATTTAAATGCTCCTTGAAAAAAATTAAGTGCCAGTTCCGAAAGAAACATTAGATTTTTTCTCGACGATCATCGCCATGTTTGATCTACTGTCTCTTTGACTGAGAAAGTTGTTGTCCACCGATTCCACGATAAGTTTGTTCTTTTGTTCGTGCTGTTTGGCACGTGAAGCAATCTTCTCTTTTGGAATACGGCAAAGTAACAATCCGCCCACCTCAATACCCCCTTTAAAGGAGCCATCTCTGGTGGCGTGCATTTTGAGTTCAGGGTAGTCCTCCGCTTTCACGGGTTCATAGCCTTCTCGTAACTTAGAGGAAATGTTGCGGGGATCTGACTCCCCAGCCATGCTGATACGGATATAACGATGATGCCAACCCGGACGGTCATTAGGCATAGGCAATGTATCTGGTTCTACCCAAGCTTCTTCCCTACCCCAATCTGGGCGATCATCCAATTCACGTTCCAAACGATTTTGTTGTTTAGTTTCAGCCATGATTAACCATTCCTTTTAAGTTGAGCAACCTGTTTTGCGTATTCTTCGATTGGCACCCCAAGCCTGCGTGCAATCGCAGCTTCGGACGCTTTCAAACGAACACGGTTCGGTGGTGTGCTTCGAGAGGCAGGTGCCACTGGCGAAGCGTATTTAGGTGCACGGGACGGAACTTCAAATTCCTCGTCTTCCGGTTCTGACGTCCTTTTTCTTGGAGGCGGTTCGTCTTCCTCGTAGCTCTGGGCAAAATGCTCAGGGAATCTTTTTCGCATGGTCTTGTCGATTGTTCGGAAATAATCTTCAGACCCGATATATTCCGCACCATACTCGCGTTGTAGCTTCTTGTCAAGCCCCATTGCTGCGCTTGTCATTTCTTCATCAACCCCCCACCAATCACTGTTGTTTTCCACCCAACGTTGGGTACGGGGGGAAAGTTTGGGAGGCTCGGGTGCACGGGGGGGTGGTGCGTACTCTTCTTCGACTGAGGCTTGAACTGGGCGCATATTTACAGCGCGATCCATCTTCAAAGTAGCCTTGGCAATTTCTTCCTGTGCGGCTACCAAAGCATCAGCATCTCCGGCTTCATACGCCTTTTTGTATCGGCCTTTGGCGGCCTCCAACTCAATCTGAGCGGCGGATTTGGACTGTTCAATAAAGGCATTGCTGCCATTGGCAACTTGTTGCTTCAGCCGTTTGTTTTCCTCATGAACCTGACGGGCAAAGGCTTCAGCCGCTTCACGTTCCCGCAAAGCTTCTTCTTTGGCACGACGTTCGTCATGGTAGCCACGAGTAAACTTCTTAATACGTGCTTGTACCTTCTCGTCATAACTTGACAACTCATCCTCGGGTACATCCTCGACAGGTTCTTTCATGGGCTTGCGACCACGATCCTGTGGTGGAGTATCGTCTTCAATCTCCACCTCAAAATTGTCTTCTACCTGATCTTTCCCTTTTTTATCGGGATCGGGCAATTCATATTCTGTATCTGCCATTTTTTACTCCTTATGCTGCACGTGTAATGCCACGGGGATCCTCAACTATTGCCTCAATTGAGGTGTCATTGATGATGCGAAACTCACGACCATGAATCTTCAAGCGGGTGCCTGAATTGGGTCGTACGATGACAAAATCACCTTCCTTACATGACGGCCCACTGGGGAAGCGGGATTCATCTTTGTAAGCGTCAGGGCCAAGCTTGACCACAAATAGGACTGGGGTCAGTACCTCTTCATAGTGCATGGTGTCACCTGATTTAATGATGCCAATCTCACTGTCGTGATACTGCTCCATTGCTTCTGGGACGACGCACAGAATGTGGAAAGTTTTGGGGTCGGGCAACTGCTTTGCTTTTTGTTCGGGGGTCGTGTTAAGAATCCCTGATAAATCTACCGCAGCGACATCAAATTCACTCATCTTCAAACTCCATTTTTTGCACAAGGTCTTTGACAAGTTGTTCTGCATGGGTCAGACCCCGGATGACCCCGCAGACGTGCCGATACTCGGCAAAATCTTTTGCACCTCCACCACTCAAGTGATTAACTTGATCCATGCGTAGTTTGTCAATCTCTCTCAGGATATAGACAGTGGAGTGCGTATCCATCATGTTTCCTTACGTGGTGTGCGATTTTGTTGGTTGCGTTGTGTGTTTTGTGTGACTATTTGTGCGCGGTGTTTCGCGGCATCAATACCCATACGCATACCTTCAGTTTCTTGTTGCTTCATCAACTTATCTCTGTTTGCAGCGGCTTGAGCCGCGACCTGCATTGCAGCGATCTCTTTCTGAGCCGCGATACGAGATTCTTCAATACGCAGACGGTCTGCCTTTTCAGCAGCGTCGATCTGTTGTTTTTGTTGTTTCAACTGCAACTCGCCTTGTTTCAATTGCAACTCTTGCATCTGCATCTGGACAATCGGATCCTGCATCTGCTGTTGTGCTTGCTGCTGTTGGGCTTGTTGTTGGTTCTGTTGTGTGATCTGTGCAGACGCTTGTGCTGACATGACCGCAATCTGATCTGCCATTTCGGGAGACAACTTCTTGTTCATCTCTTCGCTTGGTAACGACATACCAATCATTGTTTCAATCTGTTTGCGGTAGTCCAACGCTGTATGTTCATTGATGTGAGCCATGACAGCCGCCATGAGTGCTTGCGCCTGTGGGTTCTGCTGCAACATAGCTTGAATCTTCGGATCCTGCAACAACGCCATGTGCACTTGGATATGTGCCTGATGGTTTTGTTCGATGAACGCTTTGACCGGCTTCATTGTCAACAGATTCTGATTCTCCTGCACTGGGTCAACCGGTGTCTGGTCATCCTCTGTTTTAATCAGCTTGTCAGCGTTCTTCACGCCCAACACTTCAACCATTTGGCGGTGCAGCATTGACATATCGTAGAGCTGCGGTGCAGTCTGTGCCAACTGAAGAACAGCTTGGTACTGCACAATCTTTTGTGCCATCGTTGCTGCGTTGGGATCGCTGACGGGAATCACGTCCACTTTCTCGTAGTCAGATCTACGTGCAGTGCGGCTACCTTCTTCTGGTTCGTAGTCGTAATCTTCTGGAGCGTAGTCGGCGATGATGATTTTGAGGAGTTTGAACTCCTGCTTCATTGTGAAGTGCATACGTGCTTGGACAGCACCCATCACCTTCAACTGACGCTCAAGCAACGCCAAGGTTGTACCCACAGGAGCTTGTGCGCTCATGTCGGACACGTTCATATCACCTGATGACGCGAACGATCTGCCTTCTTCAACAATCTGCTGGAACAACGCCATCAATACTTGGCTTGGCTCCTTGTAAGGCAGTGGGAGTATGTTGTCGCGGATTGAACCGGACGGTACATCTACATCTCTAAACTCTCCGGGCTGGATTGGTGTATCGTCACCCTTGATGCGAAGACCGCGAGATTTGAGGCCCCCGGGTAGGTTCGAAAGTGTTCCTGCATCCACGAGTTGCCTGATGAGCATCGTCGCGCTTTTCGCGTAACCCCCGATAAGGTGGATAAGACCGTAGCCATAGAAGCCAAAACCGGGGATGTATTGGTAGTGGACGAAGTGCTGTCGCTTGAGGTGGAGTTCATCTCCTTCATACCAATTTCTCCTGATGGCTAAGATTGTTCCTGTTCCCTTTTCAACAGTGACCACGTAAGGCAATGCAATGCCTGTTGGTCTACCCTTTTTATCTGTATGCTCGAAGCCGGGCAAGTCCAAGTCAACGTGCATCTCCAGAATGCGATAGCGGTCATCTTGGATCGCAGACATACCTTGTTCTTCGGCCTTCTGCTTCTCAATATCATCCAACTCATGACCGGGTTCACCAAGCTCCACATCACTGTAGAACCCAGCTTCTTGTAACTTCAAAACTTCGTTTTCAGTCTTACGCATCACGTGCGTAACACGCTCCGCCGTCTCCAAGCTGGTAGCCCCGTACGGCACCACGATGTCTTCAGCAGGAATAAACACCGCAACCTGACGGCCTTTGCTGGGGTCATAGTCGACTTTCTTGAACGCCGAACCTGCAAGTGGCAACGACCACAGCATTTTTTCATGCTCAGGGCGGTACTCATACATTACTTCAGTCAACTGATAGTTCATGTCATCTTGAACACGAACCGCAGCTTCAGTTGCTTCTGGTGTCTCTTTACCAATGATTTTGGTCTTCACAGGCCCCATTGCAGGGAATGTTTCTGTAATACCTTCACTCTGGAATCTGACCACTGATTCTGTAAGCATTGGGTGGAACACTCCACACGCTCCCTGCCAAGGTTCTGTTCTTTCTTCGTACTGCAAACCCAACAGCTTCAGACCGTCAACATATGTTTTGATCCACTCCTTGCGATCCATCTGGTCTTTGTCGAAGTCACCAATCAGATCCATACCCAGTGAATCCAACTCTCTGTCTTCCATGAAGTCAGCAAGGTTGGCATCGAAGTCTTCTGCTGTGGGCTTGGGTGGTTTCAGATCAATCTCCATCCCACCAATGCCAATATGTACTGACTCAGGGTCTTCGATTTCAATTTCAATCGGAGCATCCATCTCCTGCTCCATACCCAGAGGTGCCTGATACAAACCCTTGTCCATTGAACTCGTTGCCATTTTGTGTCCTTAAACTGTGTAGTACCGCTCTTTGCGGTGACTCTTGAACCATTTGATTTCTTCTGCCTCATCCGAGGGCAGGCGCATATATCCACCTTGTCTGAACCGCATCAATGCCAATGTCATTGAGTCCACCAAGTCATCGTGTTCGCCGGACGGAAACGACGCTACCTCATCGACCAATTCTTCAGCCCAACGAGTCTGTGGTGCCCACACTTTACCCGATGCAAACAAATCCGACACAGAATTTAATCGGCTGATCTTGTCTTGTCCCTTGCCGGGACTGAATTCTTGGACTGGGATTCCCATGTGTCGGAACTCTTGGATGAGGGGGGCACCTGCCGCCTTTTTCTCCACAAGGAAGGAATCTGGTTCCCATTCTCCCCACTCTTCATATGCTCTCCTTTTTAATTCAGGAAACTCCATGCGTGCACGCCACGAGTTGAGTAATATGATATTCGGTAGGTGCTTGTCCTCATCGTTGTAGAACACACCCCATGTTGTGCACGCACTGTAGTCGTTCACTTTCTTTACTTCATGCGCCGTATCCCACGACTGAATTGTGAATTCGCAGTGTGGAGGATTGTCATGAGGCCACCATTTCCACCATTCACGTTTGATGATGGCGTTGGTATCTGAAGTTGGCTGCTGTTGGTACTGCGCCATCCATTTGCCACTGGGGAGTTCCTCACGCAGTGCTTTGAGTTCTTTTTCCGACCAAAACTCAGGCCATAGGGGTTTATCACTAGGTAAAAGTGCAGGAAATTCAATGACTTTCCACTCTTCCCCACCCCTTTGAGACGCAGATTTCAACACCTGAGCAGTCAAATCCCGCAGTGACCAGCGTGTCATCACAATCACAATCGCCCCGCCCGGCTGCAAACGCTGACGTGGGCCTGACGTGTACCACTCATACACCTTGTCATACACCTCCGGGTTGTATGCACCAATGGCAGCTTCCTGTTCTGAGTGCGGGTCATCTATTATTAGTACGTCAGCACCCTTACCGGTCACCGCACCGCCCACACCAATCGCAAAATAGTCCCCGCCAAAGTTGGTATTCCACCGTCCAGCCGCTTTTGAGTCTGTTTGAAGCTCAATTTGGGGAAAAATCCGCTTGTAAGAGCCAGAATCCACAAGATTTCGTACTTTTCTACCAAATCCAGTCGCCAATTCAGCCGTGTGGGACGTTTGGATGACCTTTTTGTGTGGAAATTTGCCCAAGAACCATGCTGGGAGCAGATAGGAAGCGAATTCTGACTTGGTATGACGGGGTGGCATATTAATAATGAGCCTTTTACAGTCCCCATTCGCCACTTCCTCAAACGCCCGAGCCATTCTTTCGTGGTGCCGACCGTGAATAAAGTTAGGCCAGACCGCATGAACAAACTCCATGAAGTCCTCGGATGCCTTCTCCCGCACCCGTCTGGTCTTCAACTCCTCAAGAATCTCGGTGATCGCCCCTTGCTCGTCCTTTGGGAACCTTTTTATCAGTGCCTTGAGCTGTGCTGGTGACAATTGTTGTATTTTGTCAAGGAACACTGGGTTCTTCAGGAGGTCAGTCATCTGTTACGACCTCATCATCCAACTCACCATCAAGTATGCCAAGCTCTTCGTCCAGATCAATCACCTGCACTGCGGGTGCTTGCGGCAGTGGATCAAAGTCAACTTTCAAATCTTTGGCTTCCACATCAATGATGTCGCCCATGTACTGAGCAAGTTTTGTGGCAAGCTCATTTTCAAGTTCTTCTGTGGTGCGGTGTGTGACGTTTATCTCAACACGTTCTGCAAAGGCACCGACGTCGGACATTTTGCCAAGCATCTCAAGCGCACGCAGCTCAGTTTTGTTGTCACCGCAGTCACTTTTTTCCAACAGTTTCAACTGTATATACCTGCGAACCTGTGCAGCATTACGTACAACTTCAAAATCGTACTCACTTAATAGAGCACGCAGCATCAGTGCCTTGCCGGGTGTGCGTATCTCTTGTTCAGCAGCGGGGCTGTCCGTGAACAACGCACGTGCTTCTTTTTTGTCAGCTTCTGTCGGCGTTACATCGCCAAGTCCATTCGATTGCAAAAACTCTACGGTGCTGAACGCCCTGCTGACTTTTTCGTGAAGGTCAGTAATCTCTTCCGCACTCATGCGAAAAGGTGGTGGAACATTAAGTTCAGGGGTAACTAAAAGCATGGGAGGATAGGTCGCACTCCAAGGATGGCTGTAATGTACACGAAAATAAAAAATAAAAATAGAGGAGGTCAGGAATCCTACCCGGGGGGTGTTTCCAAAAACCCAAGTAAAAATAAATGTAGTCCAGAAAAACAACCCCCTCCCCACCCCACAAGATCTTTTGGTATGTTGTAAGTACAAAGATAAAGACTAATTTGTGTAGCGTTAATTGGATTTTGGATTCCAAAAAAGTTGTGATCGGATGTGCGTATTTGAGTACCCAACGCCGCTGGAGTCCCTTGACCCAAATCTGGGGGGTGGGGGTCGCCAATTCATACCGTATGAAAAACTGTCAAGCTGTGCCGATTCCTAGCTATGTCGTGCAAACACTCCACAATATGTTATAGTTAAGTCACTGGTTAGGAATTGCATTGCATTCGCATAGCGCCTAAGCAGTAACGTCTTGAAAGGACAAACCATGAGCAAAGCAACTATTTCCTACACTGACATGGCATCTAAAATTGCTGTTAACTTGTTGGGTGAATTAAAGCTTGATGACCAGAAAAAAGTATTGCGTGACAATACAAACACAATGATTGTTCAAATGAACAAAGACGGTGTAAAGGTCGGTTCACGTGCAGGCAAAAATCCAAGCTCTGTTGCTTGTGCATTCCATGACACGTTGACAGCAAATGGCATTTCATCAAAGACAGCAAGTAACTACTTGAGCACGTTCAAAGCTCATGTCGAATCAGGCAAACCAATCATTGATTGGAATCTGCAAAGACAGAATGCAAAGAGCGGCAAAGGTGGCAAGGGTAAAGGTAAAGCGGCATTCGCTGATTTATTCTTGAAAGCTTTCAATCACGATGAAGGCAAGTCGTTCCAATGTTTAGCTCAAGAAATTGAGGTACGTTGGGACAATGCCGAAGGTACGATTTACGAATTATTCGTAAGCTTCTTACAAAAAGAAGGTTACGAAATCAAAGAGTAAATTCATACCGTATGAATTTAGCCCCGCTTCGGCGGGGCTTTTTTTTGCCCAAAATTTCCTGCGCCAACATCGTTTGGCGCTTTGATAACTGTTTCTTACTTGTGCCACCAACATCTTGTAGCGTGCCACATAAACATCCAACCTGCAGCTCATCGTTTGAGCTACCCACACACCACAACAAATAACTACATAAATCCCTTGATAACTGTTTCCTCTTTGCGTGCCGCACACCACTTACGCTACGCTGCCACGCGTTGCTACAACTATCACACAGCAATTTCATACCGTATGAAATCACCATTCTCCTTGATAACTGTTTCCTCTTTGCGTGCCGCACCACCACGTTTTCATACCAGTATGAATTTCTGGGTTTTCATACCGTATGAAAATGTCAAGGCGTAATAAGCACGTGCATTATCTATTTTATTCAGCAATATTCTCTGCTCGGGAATATTAGAAAGTTCAGCATTCATCGGCACTTGCGGGGAGTTTTCCCCCTATTATTCTATTATTCTATAAAAAAATATATATACACCCCTTTTTAATTTTTTATCAATTCCCCTTTTTATTGGTGTTCACGCATGGTTTTAAAAATATTTGTGTTCGGATGTTTTCTCTGGCTTGATTTCCCAAAAACCAAGAATAATAGAATATTAGCCCTTTTTTTGCCAAATTCCCTTTTATATTCAACGACTTACTTTTATTCTCACCCCCAGAATATTGCTGAATTAAACAGATAATACACCCCCCAATACTGCCTTATACCCGCTTATTTTGACTTGACAAGTACCCCCAAATGCCATATAATGGAGGCTCATCAAGACCAAAACCGCATCGACGATTTGGCAGGTTTTCATACCGTATGAAAACACCGTTCTTTAACAAACCAATAGACAACACGTGGCAACATCTTATGGTGTCACGTGAAAACAAACCGCCGCTCGGAACTAATGTTAATACGAGAAGCACATGGTCAGAAGCAAGCTGTACAAGAGGGAATGCGAAACCCCAAAAGCAGATGTGTGAAGTCCCCCTGTGTGAATAGGCGTGCCGTAGTCAGTCGGCACACGTTGTGGTGTAGTGAGTAGTGAAGCTGAGTGTTTCCGAAGAACGATAGCAACGTGCAATGCAATGTAGATACTGCCTAAATGTGTGGGGTGCTCTGTGCCGAAAGGTGCAACAACCCTAATGCGGAGTAGGTGACAGATGACAACCGCAAGGAATGCAAGCCGAATCGTACGTTTTCATACCGTATGAATTTGGGAGATGTGCAAACGACAAACACTATCGCAGTTAGTAAAGCCAAACCGAACGATGAGATACAACGAGATACGACGACGTGTGGTTTTGATTAACCATGTGTAAGAGACTATAACGTGATAGGGGATTGGTTCAGTCCCTTATCCGATAGCGTCTTGCTATCGCTGAAAGGAAATCCTATGAAAACATTTGAGTGCTATTACAACGGCTCGGTGCTGACATTCAAAGCTGAGAGCAAAGCAGATGCCGAACGCCATGCGGGATACGTGCTAGGTGTAGGCAAACGTACATGGTTACTTTATGTAAGGGAGGTGAGATGAACAAACTCGAACGCAAACATTTGGAAAACAAACATAAACATAACGCTACTTGGTACGGGTTCGTACAAGTACAAGCAAAGAAACCAAATTCATACCGTATGAAATTGGAAGAAGAGAAACTCAAACTCGCATTGAAGGGAGAATGGAAATGAGATTCAGTGACTGGAGAGAGTGCATAGATTGCGGGGATGAATTCCCTGTGGAGAGATGGCAACTCGGATACAGATGTTGCCTTATGTGTGGCGAAGACAATGCCCGTGCAGAGCGGCGTAGTTGGACGGTGGTGCAAGAGTATGGCAAGGGTGGCTATATGTTTGTCACTGCTGAGAGTGCGCCTGTAACTTTGAAACAAACTAACCAAAAGGAGATACGAACATGAACCCAATCGACGAAAAAGACTTAGAAGCAATCTTGCACCGCTTAATTGTGGACATAGCCAAGAACAAGGATGTGTTGTGTTACTTGGCAAGCAAACAATCGCTTGCTGAATTGCTTCACATGATGGGGCATTTATTCTCACCAAGAAAGGACTAAACCATGAGTAATGCATTTGATGGATTGATAGGTAAGACTGTGGCACGTGTTGAGTTTGTCAATACAGAGCAAGATGTATTGACGCTGTACTTTACCGATGGGTCAATGCTTGTTGCGTGTGAGGGTACGCCTGACATACCCGAAGCTACTTGGCATGGGCTTGATGTGTGTGCGTCTATTAATGAGGAGGTATAGGTTGACACACGTGTATACTTGTGTTAGAATGTAGTCTTAGTTGATATTGTTTTGTGTTAGTAGGTGTAAATTCATACCGTATGAAAACACCAATCTTTGAAAGGAATCATCATGATTGAAAACGTTTCTCGCTTGAATGGCTCGGCATTGATTGTCAACTTGTCGTTATCTGTGTGGACTGGGCGCAAGCTAGACAAGCGTGTGTCCGAAGAGGTTGACCAACAGAAGTCAACGAAGACACGTGCCGGTAACTACCACAAAAATCTTTTGGCAGGTTCATCAAAGCTTGAAGATGTGGGCAAGGTGGCGAATGCTGTGCGTACATGGCACTACGGTGTGACGCAACCGTGGGGTGACAACGGTGACCGTATGCTTGTGATGACACAGTTCATGGACTACAAGTCACGACTGGCGGATTACGAGCAACAGTTTGCACTTGCTGTCAACAACTTCTTGAATGAGTACGACACGCTTGTATCGGCGGCGGCTTTCCAACTGGGTGACTTGTTTAACCGTGACGACTATCCATTGCGTGAGCAAATCGTGGACAAGTTCGGATTCCGGTATGCGTTCGCACCACTGCCTACGTCGGGACACTTTGCTGTGGACATTGCCGAGCAAGGACTGCAAGAGTTGAAGACACACTACGAGGGTGTGATGGATAGCCGTGTCCGTGGTGCTATGCAAGATGCGTGGGATAGGTTGCATGACGTACTGGTCAAGATGTCAGAGCGTCTTGCTGACGACGTGGGTGCTGATGGTGAGCCGAAGAAGAAGATATTCCGTGACTCGCTTGTCGAGAATGCGATTGAGGTGTGTGGGTTACTCAAACATTTCAACGTGACCGGAGATGTGCGACTGGAAGAAATGCGTAGGCAATTGGAGGATGCCATGCGTAATGTGGATGCGGGTTCATTGCGTGAGAGTGACGCACTACGTGCTGATACCAAGCGCAAGGTGGACTCCATACTGGATAAGTTTTCTCTGTGAGAAACAATTATCGGTGGGCATTTTCATACCGTATGAATTTGCCTTGTGTTTGTTTTAATTGAAAGGAAGAATCATGGATGAATTTACAGAAGATGTGCTCAAGGGCATAAGCATGGAAGTAACCGAGTTACTTATGTCCAAGGGTATGCCTATGGAATTGGCAACCGCCATATTAGCAAACACACTTGCTATTTACTGTCGTTCAATGAAGATGACTGAACATCAAGCAATTGATAAGTTCACATCAACTGTCCGTAGTATTTACAGATTCAACACTGCACAATAACTTGAAAGGAATTAACCATGTCTATGTATAAATCTTTGTCTTTGCAACAAACCGCTGACCTGATTGCCGCTGTCGGTGACCTACGTACTGTCTTAGCGCAGGGTGAGATGGGTATTGGCAAATCATCAATCCTCAAATCGTTGCAGAAATACGAGCAGTTCAAAGACCACGTGTTCTGCTACGTTGACCTGACAACTAAAGATGTTGGTGACTTCTCTGTGCCTAAGATTCGTACGGTCGATGGCACAGAGGTATGTGCGTTCATTCCGAATGAAGAGTTCGGCTTGCACTTCAAGGGTAAGAAAGTCGTGATGATGCTCGACGAGTTGGGCAAGGCGAAAGGCGGTGTGTTGAATGCGTGTCTACGTCTTATGCTTGAGCGTCAACTAGGTAGCTACAAGTTGGACGGTGTTGTGTTCGCAACTACCAATCTATCGGTCGAGGGTATCGGTGACAACGTACCGCCACACGTTCGTAATCGTGTGATTCAAGTACGAGTCGCAAAGCCCGAAGCGTTGGCGGTGATGGAGTTTGGCATCAACCACAATTGGCATCCAGTAATCATTGCGGCATTGCGTGAGTTCCCTGAGATGCTTGCATCGTTCGAAGACTACGAGAAGCCTGAGCAGAATCTGTACATCAATGACCCACGTACAGTTCGTATGGCGTTTTGTACACCACGTTCGTTTCATGCGGCAAGCGATTTGCTACACCGTACGATGGTGTTAGGTGATGAGGTGATGTGTCATGCACTGATGGGTACTGTCGGTGAAAAGGCGATGCACAATATCCTGACGATGGTCAAGCTCGACAATCAGTTGGTGAGTTGGGATGAGTTAATCAAAGACCCACAAGGTGTGACGATACCTACAAGTGCGGCGGCGGCGTGTATGTTGGTGACCAAGGCGGTGCAACGCATTGAGAAGGCAACGATGGATGCGTTCATGGAGTTCTTACCACGTCTTACCAAGGAAGCGCAGGGTTTGTTTGCACGTACTGTCATGGCGAAAGATTGCCCGAAGCAGAACGTAGCGGCAACCAATCCTAAGTTTGCGGCATGGGCGGCAAGCAACAACTATCTGTTTGCCAAGCAGAAGTAATTGAGTGTTTTAGTCGGGGCAATTTCATGGGAGATACAAAAATTCATACCGTATGAATTTTTGGATACAGAGTATGAAGTTGTCCTATGTTTTTAATCAACAACCCGGGAGATCATATGTTTATTACACAAACCAACCAGTTGTCAGGACTTAAGCGTGTGGAGAGAGCACACGTTGAATTGATGGCACACAAAGAAACGATGGAGTATGCAAGCGTCATATTCGTTGGCAAGTACGAAGTGACTGACAAAGTTCCTACTGCCTGTACGAATGGCGTTGACTGTTTGTATGGCAGGAAGTTCATCGAAGACATGAGCGACTCTGACTTGCGTGGACTCATCATGCATGAGAATCTACACAAGTTGTTTCAGCATACGTTTCTGTGGAAGCATTTGTATGAGCAGAATGCACGGTGTGCGAACATGGCGTGTGACTATGTAATCAACATCATCATCAAAGATATTGAAGCGGCATCGAATGGGTTCGTTACGTTACCCAAGGGTGGACTGTATGACGAGCGGTTCCGTGGCATGGACTCGCAAGAGGTGTTCAACATCTTGATGGAAGAGAGCGAAGGCGAAGGCGGCGAAGGCGGTGATGAGGGTGACGAGGGGTTCGACTCGCATGACTGGGAGAGCGGTAGAACAGAAGAAGAGATCGAAGAGATCAAGAAAGATATTGACCAAGCAATACGTCAAGGTCAAATCATGGCGGGTAAGTTAGGTGGTAAGTCATCCCGCATACTTGAAGACTTGTTGACACCCAAGGTTGACTGGCGTGAACAGTTGCGTGACTTCATCAACTCATTGGCTGATGGCAAGGACATATCAACGTGGCAACGTGTTAACCGTAGATGGTTACAGCATGATATGTATATGCCAAGTACCCTGAGCGAATCAATGGGTCGTATCGTCATCGGCATAGATACATCGGGTTCGATTGGCAATGAAGACTTAGCCAAGTTCTTATCCGAAGTGCAAGCTATCTGTGTGAACGTACAGCCTGAGATGGTGGACTTGATCTACTGGGATGCAGAGGTGGCGAAGCATGAGGTGTATGGTCGTGACAAGCAAGACAAGTTGGTACAGTCAACTAAACCGGCAGGGGGTGGTGGCACTGACCCACGATGTGTTTCTACGTACTTGAAAGACAACCACATCAAGCCTGAGTGTGTGGTGATGTTGACCGATGGCTATGTGTTCGGTTCATGGGGCGAGTGGAATTGTCCTGTGTTGTGGTGCATCGTTGGTGGTAACAAGGCACAGCCTAAAGTCGGAGCGGCTATCTATGTCGATTAAAGAAACAGTTATCAGCGAGACGTTTTGGTTGACCGTCGTTTATGTTTTAGCGATGGTCGTTTTGGTGTTAGACATATTTTTTTGGAGGGCTTAATCATGATGAAACAAGAGCAATACTTTGGTAAGTACAACTACGACAACTACGTGCAAATTGTTGAGAAAGCAAAAGCAAACAATCACCCGCACTGGGTGGGTGACATTCCTGTGGTGAAAGAAGTAGTGAAGTTCTTTAACGAGATTCGCTACAAGCGTCCTGACATTGTTCCACGTGTTGACGTGACACGAAGAGGAGATTATTTTGGTGGGGTTGGAATTGCATACAAAGACTCACCCGATATTTATGTAGGTGCGTTGTTCATAGAAGTAGACGATCAAGGCAAGATCATTTACGGTGTTAAATCTGAACGTATCAAGAATGAGAAGTACAACGACTACAAAGATGAATACCACATCAAGAAGACCAAGGACTTTGCCAAGGCGGTGAAGACTGCACTGCAATACGTTAAACCAATATCAGTTCAAGAGCTTATGGATGATACGGAATCAGCATTGGGTGCGGCACTGGCTAGGATGAAAGACAAGCCCGAGGATATGTTGCACCAAGCCGCTGACATGGGCAGAACGGTGATACGTCAAGAGATAGATAACATGATAAGAACCGGATACGTGCCAGTCACGGGGAAGTTCAGGGAAACTATGAAGTTGATGGAAGAGCAAGGCGAAGAGCTACTCCGCATCGTCAACTACAAACCCAAGAAGACATTCGTGTGGATTAAACCTGACCGTGTGGAGTATCAGCCGCATACTGGTGAGCCTGTGATAGCGTACAAACTGGAGGATGTACCCGAGGAGATTCGCAACAAGGTTGCCGTGTTGCAGATCGGAGATAAGAATCATGCGGTGATGGACGTAGGTGTGATGGTTACACCAACAACTTTCTGGGTGTTTGAATCATGAGCATGACGGATGTTTACATACGCCCTTTTGATGTAAATGACACACGATTTGTGGGAGCACTGATAGAGCTGAGCATACTTGTAGGGGCAGGGCATGAGGGCTTGCAAAAACAAGACGTATTGAGAATCTCTATCAATGATGACGAGTCGTTTGATATAACTGACTTTACTTTGCCTAGTGAGAGCGGTAAAGTGCGTAAAAATGTCCCGCAAGAGGATATGCCGCAGTGGATTCTTGAATCTATTTCCATGTTACGAATTGCAGAAGATAACAATTTGGTAAAGGGAATAGGGTTCAAGATACATGACCGACTGTATTTCATACAGGACAGAAGAGGAGGTTGATATGTGGGATGTACTGGTGACGGTGATTTTGATGGGCTTTGGCGCATTCATGGTCATAGCCTTGGGTGCAATCTTTATTGCGGCAATTTTTTATTTACAAAACGGAGGGCGTGATGACTGAATTCAACGACACCGAACGAGAGAGCAAGGTCAAGCAAGAGCTAGTCAAGCAACAGCTAGACCGACTGGAGGCAGATATCGCACAACTGAGAATCAAGACACAAGAACTACGCAACGACACCATCGAAGAAGTGGCACAAGCTGTTGAAAAGATGCGTGGCTTTGGTCAAGACACCATAAGTTCTTTTGCAATTTTTATTAGGAGTATGAAGCGATGAACAACGAGAAAGCATTTCCAAACCCGCATTTGCGGGACGACTCAGGCATCACGATGCGTGACTACTTTGCGGCGAAGGCTGTGCAGGGATTACTTGCGGGGTTACTTGCTTATGGTCACGACATCATGTGGGATGAAATAGCTAAAGATGCGTACAGACAAGCAGACGCAATGATGAAAGCGAGGGAAGCATGAACATCACTGAAGAACAATTTGCAATGCTGGCGTTGCCTTGTTGCGGTTACACGGATGCTAGTGCAGTCAAATGGAATCCCCTTAACGGCGTTGTGCAATGCCACAACTGCGGGCAAAACTACACCACATCACAGCGCACATGGCAGGGGCTGACGGATGAGGAACGTATTGATATTTTGGTTGATGCTATGTGCACCAAATGGGATGACCAAGAAATTATCAAAGCGATTGAAGCCAAACTCAAGGAGAAGAACACATGATCGACCGACTCATTCTCAGTGCTGTGCTAGGTACAGTAGGGTTCAACGGTTTATTCCCTGACCCACCATCGCCACTGACACTGAAACAAAAGGCAGTGTACAAATCTGTAAGTGCAGTGTGTGAGCGCAAAGGTAAGAAGAAACAAAGCAAGACAGTACAACAACTGTGTGCTAAATGGAGGGAACAACAGAATGCTTGAAGCGATAAGAACATTCTTTGGCAAGATACGTGGTGTACATGGTGAACGCAGGACAGTTGTGCAAGAAGGTCTTGTATGGCGATGCACCAAGTGCTATTTAATTTTCACAACAAAGTCAGCAGGAGATCAGCATGATTGTAAAGACAATTACGGAAAATGAAGATGGGACAGCAACTATTGTTTGCGACTTCAGCGCGGCGGAAATACGAGCCTTTGTTGAATTAGGATTTTTAAAACTACTCAAAGACTATTTAGACCAAAACGCACCATTCCATGAAGGGAATATAAATGCCAAGACCGAAGAGTGAACTGACGACCAACCCCAAAATCGTTGGCGCACGGTTGACACAAGAACTTTTCAGAGAGTGGAGAAAACTAGGAGGTGCAGTATGGTTACGTAAATATCTTGCAGAACAAAAACAAAGGAGGGAGTTGAATGACACCAGAAGTAAAGGTTAAAAGCAAGATAAAGAAGATACTCAAAGAACATAACGTGTACTACGCTATGCCTATGGGTACAGGCTACGGCAATGCAGGTGTGCCTGACTTCTTATGTTGCGTGGACGGATATTTTGTAGCGATTGAAGCGAAAGCAGGTAAGGGTACTACGACTGCGTTACAGGATAAGAACTTGCAACAAATCAAAGACAGTGGGGGTATTGCCTTCATTGTTAACGAGAGTAGTTTGGAAGAGTTTGAACAATCAATTAAACAAATCATTGGAGGTCAATCATGGGTATCATGAAAGAAAAACTTGAAGCGGTAATGAATGAGTGGAACAAAGAAGAGGAACAAAACAACGAACAAGTGTCGTTGTCTACAAAGGTACTTAACTTCTTGCTGAGGCACCCAAACAGTTCAGCGGGAAACATATGCAACCACGTTTTACGTGAGTATCCCGAGACACCAAGGTCAAGCGTGTCGTCTACGTTGAAACAACTTTTTGACAGGAACTTTGTAGAACGTGAAGAGTTTTTTGACCCGACGGTACGTAGAGCATCATTCAAATACAGGGCAGTAAGTGATGAGAGAAGATTGGAATTGGAAGCTATTCGCAAAGTCGAAGAGCAAGCCGCTGAAGAACGTTTGGAGAAGATGAGAGCACAAGCAGAAGCGGCACGTGCGGCTAAAGCGGCAAAGCGGGAAGAGCGTTTGAAAGCGCAAGATCATGAGGGTACTGGGGTAAGTGCGGGGTTGAGTGCGGCACTGTCAGCACAAGTTGAAGTACCCAAGGAAATACCCAAGCGCAACAGTACGCAGGAGATATTGGACAGCTTGAACATCACACAGGCACGTGCGTTGTACGATGAACTTAAAAAGATATTCGGAGGTTGACATGGCAGTAAAACCACCGAAAAAAGATTTGGGGGCACAACTTAGTCAACGGTTAAAGCAAGCGTATGAAGAAGAGTACAACAAGATGTGGAGTGAGTATGACGCTAACACCGATTCATACCGTATGAATGTATCAACAGGGTATGGGGCGGCATTACCAACAGGGGGAGAAAGAGTTACGAGAGATGGTATCGAGAGTTGGCACGCACGAGGGACTGAACATTACTTGGCACAACAACTTGAAGCAAGACTTCAAAAGATGGATGCGGCACACAAGCGTGATATGACAAACCTTGCCAATCAATTAATCAGCATGAACAATGCAATCGAAGCAAGGGTGGCGCACATCAATGGCTTTTACACATGGCTGATTGAAACGTACCCTGAGACTGTGGCACAGTACAAGGCTTTGCTTGATTTGAAACGATTAACAGATGGGGAGGAAGAATGATGGGAAAAATGAAAGCAACATTACCGGACGATGATGGGTTCAAGATAGAAACCCCTCAATTGCTTGGTGAGATATTTGATGATGGTTCATTTCGTGGGCACACAAACAACCCAGAAGTGTATAAGCCTATAAAGATAGGTGACTACGGCATATGGGATGCAGAAGATGGGGGAGACAACATGATTGGGGTTGTTCATTTTCCAACAGGACAGATGGGGCTATTCAAAAAAGAACATTTTGAACCATACATTGCCGCATTCTTTGGGTTGTTATTCTGATGAACATACTCACAGTAGATTTTGAGACGTACTACACCAACACGGACTTGGGGTTCAAGAAACAAACCACTGAGGAATACGTACGTGACCCACGCTTTGAGGTGATCGGTGTGTCCGTGCAAGTAGATGGTGGTTGGCCTGAGTGGTTCAGTGGAGACAGGGAACAAGTTAAAGAGTGGCTTGACCAATTCCCTTGGGATAAAAGTATGGCAGTTGCACACAATGCGTTGTTCGACATGGCTATTCTTAACTGGCACTTTGACATACGACCATTTGCTATTGCAGATACGTTGAGCATGGCACGTGCGATACACGGTATTGAAGTGGGCAATAGCTTGAGTAAGTTGGTAGCTTTCTACAACCTTGGGGTAAAAGGTTCGGAGGTGTTGAGTGCCGTAAATAAAAGGCGGCAAAACTTTACCATGAGGGAGTTGGATGAGTACGGTGCGTATTGTCGCAATGACGTAGCACTTACCTACGACTTGTTCCTGACGTTACTGCCTACGTTCAACCGGACGGAGCTGAAACTGATCGACACAACAATCAGGATGTTTACAGAGCCAGTATTAAGGCTAGATCCGGATCTGCTTCTTAAACATCTCACAGAAGTACGTTTACATAAGGCTGAACTTCTCGCAGCTTCCCGGAGCAGCGTTGAAGATCTCATGTCCAACAACAAGTTTGCACAAAAACTTATTGAACTCGGCGTTGACCCGCCCATGAAGATCAGCGCAACCACTGGTAAAGAAGCATTGGCACTTGCCAAGACGGACGAGGGATTCAAGGCTTTGGCAGAACATCCTGACCTACGTGTGCAAGCGTTGGTTGCCGCACGACTGGGCAACAAGACCACGTTGGAGGAGACACGTACCGAGCGGTTGTTGGGAATCGCCAATAGAGGCTTGATACCTGTACCTCTTGCTTACTATGCGGCACACACCGGACGGTGGGGTGGTGCTGACAAGCTGAACTTTCAAAACCTCCCCGCACGTGGTGACCATGCCAACAAGTTGAAGAGCGCCATTCTTGCTCCCGCTGGTCACGTCATCATTGATTGTGACTCATCGCAGATTGAAGCACGTGTGCTTGCGTGGTTCGCAGAGCAAGACGATTTGGTTCAAGCGTTTGCAAGAAAAGAGGACGTATACCGAATCATGGCATCCGAGATTTACAAAAAGCCTCCCGAAGAAGTTTTGGATACCAAGGCACACCCCGAACGATTTGTGGGCAAGACTACGATTCTTGGGGCGGGGTACGGCATGGGTGCACCAAAGTTTCGGGCACAACTCAAAGGCTTTGGCATAGATGTATCCGAAGAAGAATCACAGGTGATTATCAATGCCTATCGTGGGAGATACCCATACATACCCGAACTATGGAAAGCAGGGGGATTGGCTATCGAAGCGATGAGCAAGGGACGCACTGCCAAGTGGGGCAGGGTGGGTGTTGTAACGATAGTGAAAGATGGCATTATTATGCCTAATGGGTTGACACAACGTTACCCAAACCTTAAAAAAGTTAAAGACAAAGATGGCAAACAGCAGTATATTTATGACTCACGCAAAGGCGTAGCGAAGTTGTACGGTGGGAAGTTGACAGAGAACATTTGTCAGGGGTTGGCACGTTACATCATTGGTGAACAGATGTTGAAGATTGCCAAACGATACCGTGTCGTACTAACTGTTCATGATGCTGTAGCGTGTATTGCGCCAAAAGAAGAAGCCGAAGAAGCTATGGCGTACGTGATGGAGTGTATGCGGTACGTACCTGACTGGGCGACAGGCATACCTCTGAACTGTGAAGCAGGATACGGAGAGAGCTATGGAGATTGTTGATTACGCTATGCCGTGCATGATGGCAGAAAAAGCGTTAAAGCAAGCGCACGATGCTGTGTTGGAGAATGATTTGGATGCCGCAATTGAGCATACGCTAAAAGCTATTGTGGAAGCACGACTCATGTTGGGTTCGTTGAAAGTCATGAAAGAATCACAGCGATGAAAAAACCCCCCGCTTGGAGTTACTCAAGTATCACGTTGTTCGATCAATGCCCGAAGAAGTATTTTCATTTGCGTGTAGCAAAAGACACTGTAGAGCCTGAGAGCGATGCAATGATGTACGGGAAAGATGTACACCTTGCGGCTGAAAACTTTGTGCGTGATGGCACACCAATCCCTGAGAAGTACGCATACCTCAAACCAATGGTGGAGAAGCTAAATGCCATTGAGGGTGAGAAGCTATGCGAATACAAGATGGGGTTGAAGAAAGAGAACGGACGTTTGGTAGCGTGTGACTTCTTTGCCAAAGATGTTTGGTACAGGGGCGTGGCTGATTTGATTATTCTGAACCACGACAAACAAGAAGCACGTGTCGTTGACTACAAGACAGGCAAGAGTGCGAAGTATGCTGACACAAAACAATTGGCGTTGATGGCGGCTTGTATCTTTGTGCATTTCCCCAATATCAAAACTGTAAAAGCAGGATTGTTATTCGTCGTGGTGGGTGACTTCATCAAAGCGGATTACGATGCGGCTACTGGGTTGGACGTATTCTCAGAATTGGATAACGTACTTGTTGCACGTGAGACTGCCTACGAGTCGTTAGTGTTCAACCCAAAACAAAATTTCACTTGCAAGGCGTGGTGTCCAGTGATAATCTGTCCACATAATGGGAGGATACATTGATGGTGTATAAGAACAAAGAAGACCGCAATATCAAGCGTGAGTACGAGCTAGAAAAGAAACGTGCGGGTGCACACGAAGCACGTATGGAACGTCAACGTGCAAGACGCAAGCTGGACAAAGAAGGTGTTGACCGCACAGGTAAAGATGTTGCCCATGTGAAAGCCTTGAGCAAAGGCGGGTCAAACAAAGACGGTGTGCGGTTAGAGCCGCCATCGAAAAACAGATCATTCAAAAGGAACGCAGATCGTTCCATGAAGTGAGTTGATTAGGTGTTCATAAAGTAAGGTGTGAGTGATAGTGAACACAGGGTTGGTAAACCCCTCATAGCAATAACCGCACCAGTCAGTGCAATCCCCTTTCAATTGTGAACTGACGGACACCTCGGAAAGACGAGGACAAATTTCCATCAAACACAGACCGTGTTTGGTGTGCATAACTATCAGGAGAGATTGTGGAGATCATTGATAACAAGGCGTTGCTACTCAAAGTACGTAACCCAGACCGCATAACAACGGTCATACCAAAGAGCAAGGTCATCGAAGATGATGGTAACGTGGCTAGTGTGTTGGTCAATTGGGGCTTGGAGGAATCCATTGTCCTCAAAAATTTAAAGATCAACGCACCGTCACCAATTAACGCTACGTACAAGTGGCCCGGGCTGTTTAAACCATTCGACCATCAAAAAGTTACATCGTCATTCCTAACCATGCACCGGCGTGCGTTCTGTTTTAACGAACAGGGCACAGGAAAAACTGCCAGTGTGATTTGGGCGGCTGATTATCTGATGACGTTGAAACAAGTCAGCCGTGTGTTGGTCATTTGCCCACTATCTATTATGGAATCCGCATGGCGCAATGACTTGTTCAAGTTTGCTATGCACCGTAAGGTTGATGTTGCGTATGGCAAGCCAGAGAAACGCAGAGAAATAATTAATGGCGATGCTGAGTTTGTGGTAATAAATTATGATGGTGTAGAGATCGTGGCAGATGCTGTTGCCAATGGCGGCTTTGACATGATTGTGATTGACGAAGCTAACGCATACAAAAACCCAACAACCAAACGTTGGAAGATACTCAACAAACTTGTTCAGCCAAACACATGGCTATGGATGTTGACAGGCACACCCGCATCACAGTCACCGTTAGATGCTTACGGTATCGCCAAACTGGTCAACGCCAACAACGTGCCTCGGTTCTACGGTGGGTTCAGAGATCAGGTCATGAACAAGGTCACGCAATTCAAATGGGTTCCGAAACCCGAAGCGCAGAACATTGTCTACCGTGCCTTACAACCCGCAATACGTTATACGAAAGAGCAGTGTCTAGACCTTCCTGAAATGACGTACGTAACACGTGATGTACCGTTGACAGCACAGCAGGAGAAATACTATGAACTCCTACGTCGTCAGCTTATCGTACAAGCGGCTGGTGAGGAGATAACTACAGTCAACGCCGCTGCGAACTTAAATAAACTCCTACAACTATCTGGTGGTGCGGTGTATTCTGACAGCGGTGAGGTTGTGCAGTTTGATGCAAGCAATCGACTGGCGGTATTGAAGGAAGTGGTGGAGGAATCAAGCCACAAGGTGTTGGTGTTTGTTCCGTATCGCCATGCCATTGAGGTTGTTGCAGAATTCCTACGCAAGAACGGTTACTCGACTGCCATCATCAATGGCGCAGTACCCGCAGGGAAACGGTCAGAAATATTTGAGAGATTCCAAGCGACACCTGACCCGCAAGTGTTGGTCATCCAACCACAGGCGGCATCGCATGGTGTGACGCTTCATGCGGCAAACACCATTGTCTATTGGAGTCCGGTAATGTCCGTAGAGACATATTTGCAATGTAACGCACGTGTTCATAGAGCAGGGCAAAAGAACCCATCCGTTGTAGTGCACTTGCAAGGAAGTGGCGTTGAGAGACGTATGTATACCATGCTTAACAACAAGGTTGACATACATGAAAAGATCACCGACCTGTACGGGGAAATACTAAGGTGACAACTCTTGACATTGTTAAATTTTGGTTTATCATAGGAACATAAAAAGAGAGAGGGAGGTTTGTATGACTGATGTTGCAGTCGATAAGTTAGTCGCCGTCTACATAAAGATGCGTGACAAAAGGTCTGAAATTCTTCGTGCATACGAGGAAGAAGACGAGGCTATCAAAACACAAATGGATATGGTGGAGGGCAAATTGCTCGACCTCTGTAAAACCATTGGTGCTGATAGTTTAAAAACGCAAAACGGTACTGTTATTCGCTCTGTGAAAACACGGTACTGGACAAGCGATTGGGAGTCCATGCACAAATTCATTTTGGAACACAAGATGCCTGATCTTCTGGAGAAGCGTGTCAGTCAATCCAATATGAAGCAGTTGTTGGAAGAGAACCCCGACCTCATGCCCAAGGGTATGAACATTGATAGTAAGTATTCCATAACAGTAAGGAGAAGCAACAGTGCAAACTGAAACATTGACTGTGCAGGAAGTCGCAAGTTACTTGCGTGTGTCCCGCCAAACGGTCTACACCCTGATTCGTGAGGGAAAGATTCCTCACTTCAAGATTGGTAACAAGGTGCGTATCAAACGCACTGACCTGATTGCCATGACAAACACAACCCAACCAACCGGAGAAACTAAAAATGTCTGAACTCACACTTTTTTCAAGCGGCAATACACTTCCCGCACACTTGCGTAACCTTGAACTGGACGCAACAACCAAAGCCTTGATGGGTTCAGGCGGTGGTGGTTCTGGTAAACGTATCTCAATTCGTGGCGGCGTGTTCCGCATGATTGTTGATGGTAAAGAGATTGCACAGAATGAAGATCGTGCAATGAACATTGTGATTGTTGCGGCTAACGCCCATGTGTCACGTAGCTACTATGAAGGAACATATGAAGAAGGTAAAAACATTGCCCCCACTTGTTGGTCAAATGATGGTATCAGCCCCGACACCAAAGTCAGTGAGCCACAAGCAGGAAAGTGTGCATCATGCCCACAAAACATCGCAGGGTCTGCCGAACAGGGCAAAGGACGTGCTTGCCGTTACAGCCAACGCTTGGCAGTTACCCTTGAGAACGAC